GCCTTTTTAAGAGCATCGGAAAAACGACCAGTGTCGGCAATCCAAGCAGCATCTTCAAGAATAAGCTCATGTTCGTTGAAACCTACAAGTTTTCCAGTATCAACCATCGTTACGGTACGAATCAGATAAATCTTGCCGATTTCCCATGAAGTACATTGTGTTGTCGGTACACATTTTTGAGATTGAATATTAAATAACGCGTTGATTTCTTTCAGTTGTCCTAATGTCAAATCATTAATGTTCATTTTGTTCTCCTTTTTAAGTTAGTGTTCAACTTCGCCCTTTCATCAGCAAGAGTACTATTTCACAATCAACCTGTCAACATAAATTTACCATTCGTACCCCATTATTTCCGGAAACTTCTTATTCGTCCATACTCTAATCCTTCTCGGTACGCGTAGCATAGATACTATCGCAAGTGCCTCATCGGTTGTAACCGGCAACTCATGAGCGTAATGTTGTCTGAACCAATCTCTAGCATTTTTACCAGCAAACCCTTGGTGCTCAAGACATACAAACTTAACAAACCTTTTCAATCCTGCAAAGTAGGACACCTTTATCATTGGTGGTGATCCTATCTTTTCATGTTTATGGTAGATCACCTTTGTTACATCATAGTATTCAATGACCGGTGCGTCTGAACGCATGATAGCGTCAGTGTATGCAGTTGGGTTAAGTTTTGTTTGAAACTTAAACTCAAAATTACATTCAGGGTTACAGCATATCCGTGCTGCTGCATGGTTGTATGTACCGCATTGTTCACAGATTTTAATCGGTACTTCGCCGGTAGCTTTACCTTTTTTGCGGGGAATACGGGGGTCGTTGATTGGTCCCAAGTTTTTAACATTACCTGCGTAATCAAGAACTAAACAATATTTTTTATTCGGGCTTGTTCTCATTCCTCTACCAAGCATTTGCACATGTAAAGAAGGGCTTACGGTAGGTCTTAAACCAACAATAAGATCTACAGGGGGATGATCAAAACCGGTTAGAAAAATACCCATTCCACAAAGAGCTTTTATTTTACCCGATTTAAAATCGCGGATACGTTCATCCCTAAGCCTAGAAGATAATTTGGAATGAACCGCCGCTGAACAGATTCCAAAACTACTTAAAATTTCAGATGCTGTTTCAGATGATTTTACCCCTGCTGTAAATATTAACCAACTATCTTTATCGTAACCATATTCAACAGCCTCTGTTAAAGCTTCGTACATTATTTTATCAGCGGCTTCGTCCGATTGACCTTTAGAAAAATCTCCATTAACTATTGTAAGCTTTTCTCTATCTATAGATACTTTTGTGGGTTTTGGTACTAATGGGCATAAATATCCCTCTGCTAGAAATCTATTAAAAGAATCTACGTTTGTTAAATCGTAGCATATGTCAGTAAAGATTCCATTATCAGTTAATAATCCCTGACCCATCCTGAATTTTGTAGCTGTTAACCCTATAATTCTTAAATTTGGATTTTTTTCAGTCAAACAATTTATAATTTTTTGATAAGTAGTATTTTCTTTAGGAGATACAGTGTGACACTCGTCAACAAGCAACAAGTCTCTATGTCCAAAATTATCAATAGATTTAACTATGGAATGCATTGTACCAAATATTATAGGTTGTATAACATCTTTTCTATTTAAACCTGCTGCATTTATTCCAACCGGTGCATTTGCCCACATTTTATGCATTTTATCAACATTTTGAACAACCAGTTCTTTGGTAGGAACTGATACAATAATTCTTTGATTTGGATATAAATGAAATATCTTTTTTATAAATCCTGCAATAACCCAACTTTTCCCAGTTCCACAAGGCATCGCTATCATTGGATTACCTTTATTGCCTTCAAAAAAGAAATTTAAGGTGATTTCAACACCTTCGTATTGATATGGGCGCAAAGCAGATAACATCAACAGTTAATACCTAGTTTTATTTTTAATCAAATCTAACATTAAATGACATTATAATATTTATCAACAAAACCGTTCTCAATTTTACCTACTACACAATTGTTGATCCAAATGTTACCTTTTGGTAGTCGTCTTATATGACCTCTTCTTAAGTGTTGTTTTGGAGAAGCGTGTGTGCCGCCCTTATGAGTTTTATCAACCTCTTTTGATTTGGAATTTACTACTAGAATTTTTGTTTCATAAAAAGGTACTTTTCCATCTTTAATACGACGATCATTCTTCTTTTTGTTAATTGGTTCTAGTAACTCAATATAAACATTTCGACAAGTTAACGCTTCCAACATTTCTAAAAAAGGTTGTACTGCATGATCTGCTTGGCTTTTAAACATTTCTAAATATTCTTCAGATAAGTCTTTTGCGTGAGAATAAATATATGTAGTTTTATCATTAAATAAAACACCTTGATTAAATTTAATACACACTTTACTAAATACCTAAACATTATATATTGTAGTATGTAAAAACGGAAGTACCATAATTTCGTTTTTATTTTCTATTGCTAATACAATTTTTTTATCAAGCGATATGCTAGTATAAGTTTTATTATTTATTTCAATATTTATTTTATCTTTACCATAATTTGACGAAGGCGTGTGATACTCGACCGTCATACATTTATAAGGCAGCTTTAGTGAATTTTCATGTAAACCTTTATATTCATCGTTTAAAATGATACCATCGTCAGGTAAAGCAAAATGCTCATTTGTTTTTACTAAATTTGCAATATGATTCCTAATGCTATCGTCTAAAAATAAAACTTTGTTGTTTTTAATTTCTTTTTCTAATTGAGCGGCATAATTTCTTGCGGTTATCATACTACTCTCCTTTCTAATCCTTCACAATAGTAGAATACCTAGCCCGAAAAGAAGCATTCTCCCATTCAGCCCGATAATTCTGTTGAGATTTAACCTCAATCTTAACTTCATTATCTTTGACTACAATATCACCAAGTTTACTTTGAATATAGTTTTTGACTATGGTTCTGAGTAAGACTTCGTCTATTTCAAATGTTAGCAATGACATGGGTTTCTCCTTGTACTGCATGATACTGTTGTGTAATCTGTCAGATTGCCTGACCATTTTATTAAAAATGGTGTCATTGTTGCATTTATCGATAACACCACTTTTATGTATATTAACTAAGGATTCCGTCCTGATAATAACTTGTTGGCCCCGGCAGTGCGAATCCAACCAAGACTTGCACCTGGCTACGCAGGTGAAGTGCCTCGAAGATACGCCCAATTTTTGAATATGTGTGGATCGCCAGACAATGGGTATCCGCCTTCTTCTGGGTACTCGTAAAGATAGGAAACTGCCCCGTGCTCGTTTTGGGCTATGGCATATTCCGTATCAAGCAAATACTCCTCACCTGGTGGGAAAAATGTTGATTTGTTTATATCTATCGCGATTCCGGCAAACTCACACAGGTTTAAAATCTGCCGTGTCGTTAGAGTTATTTCACCCGCCATACCCAACCTCGTTGATAAATTTTAAGTTTATGCCAACCAAAAGTTTCACCGGTTTATCCGGTGAACTTTGCGTTATATTTGCTCTACACCAGTGGATGAGATAGCAGCGGAAAGAAACCGCTTTGCAGCTTCTACGTCTGCCGGAAAAGTTGCAGTCTGAGATAATGCCGCCATTGCAGCTTTGCACGCTTCCAGCAGGGTAGGTGCTGCCGCCATCAAAATTGCATCCGCTTTGTGGTAAATTTCCCCCTCCATCACAAAGTTGGTTTTGGCCGTGATAATCGAATCATGGCTGTCATTCTTGTTGCTCCATTCCGCTTTCCACGGTCCCTTGCTGTGCTTCAACGGCGCTGCATGTTCTGCCATCAATTTTGCATCTTCCAGACAGCATTTAGGGCAGCATTGCGGCGCTCCGCAACGAAGGCACTGGTCAATCAGTTCGGTTCCACACTCTTCACATTTCATTTTCTGCCCCCGCTCCAGTACATCAAGTCTGTTGGCCGCATCTGTTAAAGCGCCGGTGTAAATGGAATCCACCCTTTGCGCTATCTCCCTTAAATATTCCTGACTTGTCGCCATATAGCCTCCGCAAATATAACAAATCGTAGCGGCAGGCGATGAAGCCCGCTGCTGTACTCAAGCCGTTATGCTCCATCGGGCAGCACACTTGTTGCCCGATACTACTTTCGTATCAAGCATTTAAATTATACTGACCCATCCTTCCAGACAACCAGTTTCAATAAACTCTTTCGGCACAACGCTATCATACAAATTACAATACCACTGCGCCTCATCAACCGGAAAACACCTAGCGCAACTTCGACAATTTACCTCAGCCGGTTTATTGTTCCAGCAAACATCTTTCATATCACAGAATCGGCATTCGTAATAATCTGACGATAAAGATATCTTTGCTGGCGGCACTTGCGAAAAGATGATTCGCTCTGCTTTCTGTTCTAGTTCTTGCCCTAAGAACCAATCCAACTTCATCACTTCGATGTACAAGTCATCATCATTCTTATTTACTACTATATAAACGCCGTATTGTAAACCTAATTTGTATCCATATACACATTGTTGACACCAATGTGTATATTTATCTAGTTGACATCCTTTTTCAATAAGTTTTGGAAACTTTTGAGTACCTTGAGTTTTGTACTCTCCAAGAAACAAAACATGTTGTTCGATCTGGTATCGTTTTGGCAATTCTATTACACTATCCAACGAACCTGCAAAATGACCTTTACAACCATAAATGCGGATCTGACGTTTACCTTTATCAAGATAGATTCCTAGTTCTTTGGCTTTGTTTTCGTGGAAAGGAATACCCTCAACATCTTCAACTAGATCAACTATATCTGAATCAGTGCCATAAAAATACGATTCGGATTCAGGATGAAACAATAACTTTTTATCAAAGTCTTTTACCTTACATCCAATGCCTTCAAGGTATCCAGTAAAACGAGGTTCTTCAAAATGACCGCGTTGAAACAATCGGTATTGTCTACCATCATGAATTTTTGTATAAGCCCATCTGAAATTATACCATAACTCTCTACAACAAGATTTACCTATTGCAGATGCTCCTAAATGACCTCTGGTACGCGTACTGTATGTTTCAACACAGTAAGCGTCTATGTCTTGTTTGATTTGTTCAGATAGAAGTTTTAATACCCCTGGTGTCTCTAGGTCGAGCATGATTTCTCCTTTTAACAGTTAGCCCTTTACCTAGAAACCCTGCGCAATACTCGAAAGCAAAGGCAGGGTTTGATATAATATGTGGGTAAATACTACTTAGGTTGACTCCAAGGCGGTATTAGGCTTCCTGCTGGCGGTGCTCCTCCCCATGCAGGTTGACCGGATGCCGGGGGCTGTGCGGCGGCTGCTCCCGGTGGGGTCCAGGCCGGTGCGCCTGTAGCTGCTGGCGGCGGGGTAGGTGCCGGTGGGGTAGGTGCCGGTGCGGATGGTGGTGGTGGTGCTGGCTGATGGCTTGCGGGCGCTCCAGTGGTGCTTTCAGAGGCAACCTTTCCAGGCGCTCTACCGTCTACACACAATGGCTTGACGTTCACATATTTATCGTCTTTGGGATTCTTTGTAACAACTACTTTGAACGGTGTGTTGTACAATTCTTCACTTTGTCGCGCATCGGGCTTACCGACCGCCCAACAATACGAAGAAAGTTGCTGATCGGCAATTTCGCAAGTTTTCGGATTTGAATGAAAGATGTTCAGATTGTCGTCACCGACTTGACCCATCAATTCACCATCGATAATAACCATGTTCAAAACAAGTTTACCGTTTGATGGGTCAGATTGAGTAGGTTCTACAGATGAACCTGTAATAACAACATTCCATCCTTCTTTTGGGGAAATTGGCAATTGATTACCGCTTCCCATCGGCGGGACTGTTCGTGCTGAAAATCCTTCTTTAAACGCTACCATAACTTTTATTTCTCCATATGAATGATTGTTTTAGGCAATATGCCTGTTGATAAAATTAAACTAAATAATGTAATCCAAACCCGAACACAACTCCAAATCCAAAAGCTACACATTCAAACATTACTACATTGTTTTCATGAAACCATTTGCCATCATAACATTGTTTTGGTTTGCGTCGGGTCATTTAATCCTCCTTTTAAATATCTCGATTGTATACATCTAACCCACATGATTCAAAGATCGCATGAGCAAGGTAGTTCCAGCTTTGTTCTTTTGCGACAGATAATTCCCCCTTCATTCCGAATCTGTTTCCAGCAGCATATGCAGGGATTCTTTCAACTCCTAATATACGACCTGCGTTTTTACTTATACCCATTGAAACGTCACTATCTTTACTTTTGCTGATAAACAACGGTTCGTGCAAGAAGCCCACAATATCTGCCCATTGCATCAGCATTTCCCGCTTGCCGTATGTCCTGTTATTCTTCGGACTATGTAATAATAAGTCCCAGGCGTCGTATTCACCCACTGAAGGATCTATAACTTTACCGGCAAATACATGGCAAGTTAATACTATATTAATTCCACCGTAATTCGCTAACTGGTCACATTTTTCAAGAAATTGAGCAAACTTCTCATTTGCAAATTGATAAGCTTTGCCGTATCCACCAAGCGCAGATTCCATGGTTAAACCTGCTTTATTACCCTTCTTATATGATGGATCGCTTGTCAAAACCGCATCATGAATAAGTCGCTCTAAGGCAGTTGCGGAATCAGGTACAAGGGTTTTATACTTGAATTTACCCTTTTGAGCGGTAATTATAATTTCATCAAGTAAAGAAATAACTTCATCAAAAGTAGCTGGCTGGGGAGTTTTGTTTACTTTAATACCCATATAACCATGCTCCAATGGTATAAGCAGCGGTCTAGGGGCACTACAAGTAAATGTGGTCTTGCCAATCTTTTCAACTCCGGCAATGACAACTCGAATACCTGAGTTTGAATTATTGGATTGGCTTACTTGACTGAGAAAATTGCTCATTTGGATTCCTCAATAACCAAAGGTTTTCCACAATTCAAACAATAATTGATCGTACCCGGATAGTAATCTATTGAAAAGATTTTACCGCAAGCAGAGCCGTAATCAACACCGTCTTCTTCTAGCAGTAGCCAAGTACATTTATCAAATTTAGCTACAGGAGGCTCAATATATTTATCATTAGCAAGCTGAACCTCATGTGCCATTTTTAAGAAATCAAGTTGCTGTTGACCTTCTCTCGAATTACGACCGAATCGATCAAGTCTTTTACCAACTGCTTTTAGACAATCTTCGCAACTCCAGTTAGTAATTTGATCTTCACCTTTATCGCCGTACTGTGGTATCGTGTACCCCTCAATGTGGGCAAGCACTTTGATTGAAAATTCAATCCAATCTTTAGCCCGATTACTCAGAGCATTCGTTATAGCTTGTTCAAACTCATGAAAAGTATCAACTGACGAAATTTCTTTATCATTCATTGTTGCATCTCCTTTTACCCCAACCTTGATATCTGTTTTTACCAGGAGTCAAATCCTTTCTTCTGGCCTTACGAATTAATTTATTATCATCTTTTCTTTTATTAATATTTGCGCAATCTCTGCCGCAACAAATTTGTTCTTCCCAAGCAGCATTACTTTTGCCAGGCTTACGATCAAAGTGTGTTTTGCATATGGGGCAAAATTTGGTTTGTATTATTTTAATCATAGTTTACCTTTAACTAACACACCCGCTCCCTTTTGATTGAAGTATTTCAACCTTCATTTTCTATACCCTACCACTGCACAATAGACCTGTCAACACAATTTTTTATTTAAAAGTATAATTTTTTATCTTTCTTTTTTTGAGCCGGTATAGTAAGCATATGGGCATTCAGCAGAAAAATTTACAGTCGTCTCAAGAGGATTCACACATGGCTACAAAAAAAGCTAAGTCAGCGCGGGAAGTTACACATCATCTACTTCGTAACCGTCCTGCTACTACTACGTTGAAGGATATAGCTGAAAAGACTGGATTATCTGAATCCTGGGTGAACTCGTTTCATATTCGAGGAGATAAATGTTCAGCAAGTGTGGATAAGGTTGAAATCCTTTATCATTTTCTAACCGGAAAAACATTTGTTTAACATCTATATAAAGGAACTCCTCGATGTTCAACAACATTCCAGATGAATTAAAATCAGTACCAAATTTTGTACTATGGCGTTTAGAAGTGCAAAATGGTATTGAAACTAAAGTTCCTTATAACCCATCAAATGGTTATCATGCGTCAGTAAACAATCCTGCTACATGGAGTACCTTCGAGAACTGTATATCGATATTACCCCAAACCGATATGTCAGGTATTGGTTTTGTTATCACACCTGACTTAAACATCACTTGTATCGATGTAGACGATCCTTTCAAAACTAAGCCCGATGGAAGCCCAAAGTTTACCAATCCAGAAGAACTTCAGCAACGACAAATTAACATAGCAAAAGCATTTGACTCATATTCAGAAGTTTCTCCATCTGGACGCGGTATTCACATTTGGGTGAAGGGTAACGTTCCCACGGGTAGAGACAAGTTTAGTGTAGGAATTTATCCCCACGGTAGGTTTATGACCATGACTGGTGTAGTATATAACCCTGCTCCGATACGTGACATGAACGGGCAATTGTATCAATTGTGGGCAGAAATGGGCGAAGGTGGACAAAGTCAAAGTTTATCCTTAACTAAAGAACAATTGCAGTCCGATACCGAAATATACGAAGCTGCTGCAAATGCTCA